TATTGCACCAAAGAGGAGACTCGCATCCCCGACGGCGGAGGACCGTATAGGTACGGAGTACGCGTGCCTCACGCGGGCAAGAAGGGAGGGCGCAGTGATCTCCTCGCTGTTCAGAGAAAACTTGATACGGGCGCGTCGATGAAGAGGATAGCCCAAGAACATTTCTCGGACTTCGCGAAGTACGAGAGAGCATTTCGCAGCTACAAGAGACTTATTGTAGAGCCAAGGAATGCTCGCCCAGAGATCTTTGTCCACATTGGCCCCAGCGGATGTGGCAAAACCCGACATTGCCGCGACAGTTACCCCGAAGCTTACTGGCACCCCGGCGGCAAATGGTGGGATGATTATGACGGTGAATCAGTAGTCATTTTTGACGAGTTCTACGGTCACAAAATGGCGTTCTCACAACTTCTCTCTGTCTTAGATTGGGGAGCCATCCGTGTGGAGACGAAGGGCAGCTCTGCGCAGCTTGCTGCCACTACCTTTGTGTTCACATCCAATCAGGATCCGCAGGATTGGTACGACAAAGAAAAGACGCACCAGCCTGATTGGGAGACGAATCCTCTCAAGCGCAGACTTGATGAGTTCGGCGTGATCGTCTACTGGAACGGATGGCAAAGACCCCAAGTTCAACCATTGGTTATAATGCCACCCGCGCAAGCATGTCCCCACTGCGCAGCCGGATTGTGTGCATTTCATCACCAATAAAACATTCAAATTTCGATAAGGGTATTTTACACTTTTTTTTTATAATCTTACTTTGTTCACTCGAAAACTTTTCTGACATACCTGTCCCAGATGTACAGCTACGCCAAGCATCATGGAGGAGTTAAGCAAGCGCGTGCTCCCAAAACTTCTGCTCAAAAAGCAAAGCTCATGCGCGCACGCGCACCAGCTGCAGCTCAAAACCGCGCCGTGCAATCTGCACAGATGCGTGGAGCCGTCATGTACCGACGTGTCGGTGTTTCCGAGAACAAATTCTTTGATCCGTGGACAGCCGACGGAACAAAGGAAATCCTTACGATTACAAGTGGAGCCGTCTCCAACTCCGCAGGATCATTTGTCCTCAACACAGCTGCTGCACCAGCTGCAGCTGTTATCAATCAGATCGCTCAGGGTACCTCACAACTCCAGCGCCTGGGACGCCGCGTCCAAATTACTGGAGTTCATATTCGAGGCCGAATTCTGCAACCTGCTGCTGGAGCTGTTGCAATCGCCTCGCTTTCATTGGTTCATCAACTTCCTCCCAACAACCCTACAACTATGCCTCCGTTTACGGATCTCTGGGTCACCCAAAATCAACACTCTCTCCGCAATGTTGATAACTCGGACAAACTCAAAATCATTCGCCAGCTGAAGTTCAAACTCACTGGCAATTCCAACACCCCCGCGACTGGCGAGGAACTTCATCTCGTTGATGAATTCATTGACCTCAAGTCGCAGGGCGTGGTAACGGAGTGGACACAAGCCAACACTTCTGGAACCTACGCAGACATGGAGAAAGGAGCACTTATGCTTTATGGCCTGAGTGATGTGGCAGCGAACGCGCCATCTTTCTTTGTGTCAGTTCGAGTTTATTTTCAAGATTATTAAAATGAAGAGGGTTCCTTCTCTTTCTCTCGAAGAAGAATTGGACTTAATCATTGAGTCTGAGACAGCAGAAATGCTTCACAGACAAAAGACTGGGAAACTACCAAAGCACTTAACACCAAAGGAAAAGGTTCGTCCGAAAGCTTTTGCGAATCCCAATAGCTGGGGCTATGGCGGAGGCGAGACTCCCTGGCCCTTCAGCTACGAGAGGGCGTTGACAGACGGCCGATATAGAGCAGGGATTCGAAATGCGTACAAGGCAGACTGGACGGCGTCTAACTGGAAGTACGCAGCCAAAAAGCTCATGAAAGCTCTTCTTGAAGAGCTTGCATGGATTGAGATGAACCCATAAAATCATTTCTTTATGTTAATCTTCTTGACTTTGGGAAATTTGGAACGTTCTTGCTGCGCTAGATAATTCGCATACGTTCGGCAAATAGCTATCACTGAAAAATTCGGGAGACCAAACTTAGCGAAATACGAATGCAAGTCAGGAGTATTAGCTAACAACTCTTGATCATACTCTTCGTCGCATCGAAGTCTCTTCGCATAGTCCGCCTTGTATCCTCGGTCATGCTCCAAAATCTCCTCATCCGGCTGTTCTCCATCCTCATTGTCCTCCTCATCATGGTCATCATCACTCAACTCATACAGATTAACGGAAGACGGGACAGGACACTTTCCCGCTGGAGTGCGAAAAATCTTCGGTTCGTCACTGTTCTCAGCCAGATCAATCATTGTTCCAGCCACACTTCTCACAAGACCTCGTGGTACATCCTCATCAAGATTCATATTGTTCAAAAACACTCTCCGGCACCCCCTCTTACAAAAATAAAAGATAAAAAAAATAAAAATAATCGGTCGATTTTCTTCGTCGGCAAAATCCACTTTTTGTTTATTGTCGTTCTCGTTGTTGCTTTGTTTGTTCCAAGATCGAGGGATGGCAAAATGATCAGCACATAAAACACTACAAATCCGACCAAAAAAAAGGGGGGGTCACATCTGGCTCCAGGTGCCGGCCCAATAATTACCCGGCACCTGGAGCCAAAAAAATTTGAAAAATTTTTTTCTTTAAGGGGCTCGTCATTCCTATGTCCAGAGGCCCGCAAAGCACCCATTGGTGTTTCACAGTCCATGGCCACCAGGCCATTCCATACGAGGTCGATATAATCGGCCTCCACGGAATACAATATATTGTATTCCAGGAGGAACTCCCACCGAGCAACGCCCTTCATATTCAGGGTTATATTCAATTCGAACGTAAGGTTCGTGGTACGCAAGTAACCAGCCTCATCAAGGAACTTTTCGATAGTGTTGAAGGAGCCTCTGTCCACACTGAGGCGGCTAAGGGTTCCGATGAGGAGAACGAAGCTTATTGCACCAAAGAGGAGACTCGCATCCCCGACGGCGGAGGACCGTATAGGTACGGAGTACGCGTGCCTCACGCGGGCAAGAAGGGAGGGCGCAGTGATCTCCTCGCTGTTCAGAGAAAAC